CAAGTTTTTTATCTAAATAACGATACATTCTATTAATATCTAATTTATTAATATCATAAGTATCAAACATGGAATATATCTCATCATCACTATGAGTGTTTCTTAACTCTAAAAAAAATGAAAATGTATCTTTTTTATCAAGACCTAATTGTTGGCATAAATTTTGTATAAATAACGAATTATTATATTCTGTGCTATATTTTGTTAATACCTTTGTAAATCTTATTTCAGTTGGAATATATTTTTCTTTATGAAATTCTAATTCTTTATGAAATTCTAATTCTTTATTATTAATTATATTTGTATTTTCTATTTCATCGTGGTACAATTTATTACAGTGAAATGTTTTTATTAATGAACTCATTTCGTTGAATTGCCATATTTGATTTTGAAAAGTAATTCGGTCAATATAATCTGAAAAACATATATTATCCAATAATTTTAAATAAAGAGGAATAGATGTATTCATTTTGAAATAATCTAAACAATCCACGATATTTTCATGTAATAATAACCCAACAATAGTTCGGTCTGTTTCATTCATACTGGTAACATGTTCTTCAATACTATATTTATTCGAAATTAAATCTTTTGTAATTTCTTTCGTATCATTATTATATAATTTTTGTTTAAAAATATTTTGGATAATATTATTTTTAAAAATATTGAAATTATTTTCATAAATAGTAATAAGAGATTTAAGTTTTCTTAAATCACCGTCTATATATCTAACCATATTTTCTAATAATAATTTATTATCTATATTAGGCATAATCATAGTAATAATATTTTCTATTTGTTCATCTGATGGTTTTTTTATTTCAAATGTATCACACACCTTAATTAATTCTTTTATTTTTTTATCAGCATAATAATTACTAATACATATAATTGGAGTATATGTTATCTCTTCTGTCTTTTGTTTTTTTGTTTTTTTTGATCGAATAAGTTTAATTAATGAATTAATGCCTCCCTTATCCCCATTATTCATGCCATCAATTTCATCCATAATAATAGCAACTGATTTCATTTTTTTTTTTAATAAACTAAGGACACTTTTATCAGAAATATTTTCTGATGTTAATGTTTCTATTGCGCCTTTATTTCTTACATCAGAAGTATCATATTTAATAATATCATAGTTCAATTCATGTAATAATCCTGTAATAAATTCTGTCTTTCCACTTCCGGGTGAACCATATATATATAACCCTCTTTTATGCGAAATATCCTTTTTTTTATTTTCAAAATTAATAAGAATATCAATTATTTCTTTTTTTATTTTATTTCTATCTAATATTGTATTAAAGTCTATATTTTTCATATTATTATTGATTTTATATATAATTAAATGTATATGTTTATTTATTTTTATTTAATTATATAAACATATACATTTAATTATATAAACATATAAATTTTATTTTTTACAAATATTGTTATTCCCTGTAATTCCATCCCATGTTAAATCACACGTTTTTGCCCATCTAGATTTATTACATAATCCTCTTGGTCCTGACCATAAAGAACTAGAAAAATCCATTTCTTTATTACATGAAGGTTTGCCTAAATTTTTTACATTTTTACATAGGGAACCATTTTTTGAATTTCCATGATCAATCCAATAATCAGGACAATTGGCAGTTACCGGCGGATAGGTTACATTCTTTTTACCTCTATATAAAATAAATCCAAATATAATTAATAATGCTATTAATAAAAATATAGCAATGTTCATTACTGATTTTTGAAAACTGTTCATTTTATATTATATAATTATATAATATATAATATAAAATATAAAATATAAAATATAAAATATAAAATATAAAATATAAAATATAAAATATAAAATATATAAGTATATTAATAAACATAATGAATTGTTCTAGCACAAACGGAAGAGTAAATATATTAGGACCAAATACAGATATTAGATTTTCAATGTCTGATAGAATACCAATTGACCAGGCAACTTCATTTAGAGATGCTATGACTGGAAATTGGAATAATACTATTTTATCTGATACATTTTTTAGTGCGCAAAATATTAAAATAATACAAAATGCGATTCGTGTTGGTGTCTATAAAAGGTCAAATGGAAATTATATTATAGGCGAACAAAATTATGATGAATTAAAAATTATAATGCGAAGTATATTTTTACAACATTCTAAAAATTTAGCAATAAATATTCGTGAGCAAATTGAAAAATTGAATAAATTAGTTTTAGATTATTCAATAAATCAAGTTTACGGTGAAGCAGAAGGTTACATGAAATATAAGAGGGACGCAAGCACCTTAGTTGTTCCAATTGCTATGCCTATATTATCCTATTCTAATGACAAACAATTAGAATTAAAAAAATGGTTTTAAATATTTAATAAAATAAAATAAAATAATGTGTCTAAATCTAACAGTATTAAAAAATACACAATAAATAATAAATAAATAATAAATAAACAAAAATTGAATTGATTATTATTTATTAGATTTATAATATAAATATAATAATAACACAATAATGAGTTTTAATACTAATACTAATGCTAATGCTAATGCTAAAAAATGTTTATTAGATGAGAAGGAATTAACTAATCTAAAAACTAATTTAGAAAAAGAAGGTATGGAAAAGGTTCAAACTATGTGGAAAACCAATACATTAAATGAAGATTCAATTAAAAACACATTAAATAATGGAATGAAGACATTTGAAGAAAAAACAGGTCGTCCAATGACTTATGGTGAAATGCGCGAATTGTATGGGTAAATCGTTAATTGTTTATCACAATAAATAAATAATAAAAATTAAATAAAAATATATTATTAATAATATTTCTATTCTTTTCTTCTATTCTTTTCTTCTATTTTTTTCTTCTATTATTTTCTATTCTATTCTTTTACTTTTAATTTCACAACTTTATTTTTCATCACTTTTGTCTTTTTATTTGAAGATGTAGATGTAGACGCTGTCCCTTCTTTTACATAGTCATGATCATTACTATTACTTTGTTTTTTTGTGATATAATTTACATATTCTTTTCGCAATATATCTAATTCATTTAACCATAATTGCGTTTCAGTTGTATCTTCTAGATAACTTACTTCTGCTAATTTCCGTTCCTTTTCCTTCAATATTTTTTCTACATTTTCTTCGGTTACACTATCCATCGGCATTCTCACTAAATATTTATAATCTGTATCCTGTTCAACAACATCATAATTTGCTTTTTTCAACATTTCGCTTACAACAGCAGTTTTTTTGCGTCGCAAATCTAATGTATCATCTAATATAGCGCTAATAAATCGTGCTTTATTAGATAACACCAACGCTTCTTTTTTCAGTTCGACCAATTGGTATGCTTTACGTGTTACATAACACGCCATTCTCACTTTAATATAATGTTCAATCAATTCATTAATTGTTTCAAATTTAACTAACTTTTCATTTTCATCAAACGCATGCATATTTGTATTTGATTTTGTTGTATATAGTTTCAATAATTTTTCAACTCCATTACACCCGTGTTCTCCTTCTTTTGTAAGCAATTCTTTTAATACCGTATTATTTGTAAAAGTAATAGTAATATCTACATTTACATCAGTGCTCATATCGGTATAATCTTTTACAAGAGACACTGGTTTAGGTTTAGACTTATTCTTTTCTTTTTTATTATTCGTTGGTGTTGATGCGGATGATTTTTTCTTTTCTTTTTCTAATAATTTTTCGTTTTTATCGCCTTCAATCAGTTCTTCAATAAACTGTTTATAATCATCTGTCCATGTTCCAATTGGCAATTCAGTAATTCTTACTTGTTTATCATTGACTACTTCATATTTTCCTTTAATTAAATATTTACTTTCAGATATTTTCGTGATATCACCTTTAAATCCTTCATAATAAGGTGAAATCGTTATATTTTCAGTGAAAGGAACACCTTTAATCGATGATGAAATATAGTCAATAATATTCAGTGGATTATAACACATAATGTCTGTGCTAAATCCAGTTCCAATGCCTTTACTTCCGTTCACTAAAATCATCGGAATAATTGGCACATAATGGATCGGTTCAACCGACGTGCCATCATCGTCTAAATATTTCAAAACACAGTCATCCGCTTCTGGATAAATTAACCGGGTTAGTTTCATTAAACAGGTAAAGATATATCTTTCCGATGCTGAATCACTGCCACCTTGTAAGCGTGTTCCAAATTGACCTCGTGGGTCGAGTAGATTAATATTATTGGAACCAACATAGTCTTGTGCCATTCCTACAATCGCACCATTCAAACTTTGTTCGCCGTGATGATAACAACTGATTTCTGAAACAGAACCACTTAATTGTGCTACTTTAATTTCATTTGTGATTTTTCGTTTAAAACAGGTAAAGAGAATTTTTCTTAGACTGGTTTTCAGACCATCGACTAAATTAGGAATAGATCTATCACAATCATATTTCGAAAAATGGATCATTTCTTCTTTTACAAATTCTTGATAAGATACTAACTCTTTATTCGTATCTAAATATGCTTCACGATTATATGCGTATAACCACTCTTTCCGATCATTTGCTCTTTTTTTATTAAACACCATATCTATCGCATCTCTGCTTTCTTCGCCGGTGCTTTCAAATTTTACCATTTTTTTATTCGCAAAATATTCTTTAAATTCTTTTCCAGTGCTTGTCCCTAACCCTTTATAATATTTGATTTTCCAATTTTTTGTATCATTTTCATCTTTCCATTTCAAATATTCACCATCATTATAAAACAATAACTCTTGTGTTCCTTTCCGCGCTTTAATAATTGGCGTATTCATAAACCCAATAAATCCAGGAATATTTAGTAATGTTTCCCATTCAGAGTCAAAGAGATTAATACCGAGTCCTTTAATATGACTTCCGTCTAAATCCTGATCTGTCATGAAAACAACCTTACCATACCTTAAACTACTTTTTACCATTTCTTCGGTATATTTTTTATTAGTTTCTAATCCAAGGATTTGGATAACTTCATGGATTTCTTTATTATCTCTAATGCGTTTCATTGGTTCGCCTCTCACATTTAAAAGTTTACCACGCATTGGATAAACACCAATATTATTTCTATCTTCGGTGCTTAACCCAGAAACAATACCTGCTTTTGCTGAATCTCCTTCACATAAAATTAAGGTACATTCATTGCTGCGTGGTGTTCCGGCATAATTTGCGCCAATATATTTTGGAATGCCTCTTACACTTTTCGTTTTTGAACCATCCTTCTTTTTAACTTCTTTGGATTCTTTCACTTCGGTAAGTGCGCAGGCGGCATCCATTACACCCATTTTCGCAATTTTTTCAATAAATTTATCGCTCACTTCACACGAAGAACCAAAATTAGAAACTGGCGTATTCATATAATCTTTGGTTTGACTTTCAAATGTTGGATTTTCAATATCGCATCGCACAAACAACATTAACTGTTCTTTAATCGTATTAGGTTTCACGTCAACCTTTTTCTTTTGTTTAATAAAAGCAGTTAATTTTCTTACAATTTGATTGAGAATATAATCGACATGTTTACCGCCTTTTCCAGTATAAATACCATTTACAAAAGACACCTGTGTAAATTCTTCCTTAGGTGCCAAACACGCAACATATTCCCATCGCTGATTCGCTTCTTCATAAATGCGCGGTGTATCACTCTTCGCACCAATATATAAATCTACATATTGTTGAAATTGTTTTACAGGGACAATCTCGCCGTTATATTTGACCTTAATTGATTTATCAGTTACTGCGGCGATATCATAGACACGTCGTTTAAATAAATTAATCATATCGGACGATAAACCATTTGGTAATTCTAATCGTTTATAATCAGGTTTAAATGTAACTTTTGTATAAGGTTTTTTACTTTTAGGTGATTTTTCGATTACTGGCGGTTTAATCACATTCAGGTTATCTTCAAATTCTTGGGTATATTTTAATCCTCTAATATGGTCAATTGTTTCAACTTTGCCCCACGAAGACCAAATAAGAACTAATTTAAACCCAAACCCATTCTTTCCGCCAGTGATTTTTTTCTGTGTCTTATCATAATTTGTGGATGTTCGTAAATGCCCAAAAATCATTTCTGGTATCCAAATATCTTCTTCTGGATGTTTAGCAACATCAATGCCGTTTCCATCATTTGTCATTGTAATAGTCCCATCATCACTAATTGAAATGTCGATATAAGAGACAGGAATCGCATTCGCATTTTCGGATTTCACTGCCTGTGCCATTCTGACACAATGATCACGACAGTTCACAACACCTTCATCAAATAATTTATACAACCCAGGAATAATGGTGATTTGTTTAGAAATAAATGCTTGTTTTTCTTCATCATAAACATAAGTGTCATATTCAGTCATCTCCATTGACCCTGTATAAGTATCTGGATTATCCAACACATGCTGTTTATCTGTTTTCTTTTGATATTTTTGGGAAAGTTGATTATTTTCATTTTCATTTTGAATTTCTTTATCCTTTTTAGTATAACACATTTTTGTAGATTTACTAGTGTTTTTAGTTTCCATTTGATATATAACTATTTATATATAACTATTTATATATAAATGGTTTCAATTTTATTATTATTAAACAATAAATAATAAATAATAAATAATAAATAATAAATAATAAATAATAAATAATAAATAATAAATAATAAATAATAAAATTATATAATTACATAATAATTACATAATAATTACATAATAATTACATAATAATTACAATGTCTAGAATTGTAAAAAAATATTTTCAACCAGGTTATCATACTCTTACTATACCATTTGGAGTAACAGAGGTAACTATAATAGCGGTTGGAGGTAAGGGTGGTGATTCATCTTCATTAATACTAGTAAATAAAGAATTATATAAAGGAGGAAAAGGTGGTGTAGTTACATCATCATATCAAATTAATCCTAAAAAGGAGCATGAATTATCAATTCGTATAGGTGGCAGAGGTTCTTCCTGCGAAAGTCCCCCTGCCTTTGATAAGTATACCGGATTAATTATACCGACTCAACCAACATATATACAAAGCGGTGGCGGTGGTGGAGGAATGACTAAAATAACAACTATTAACAATGATGACATATTAGTAATAGCTGGTGGTGGTGGTGGTGCGGGAATGATGGCTTTTAATTTTTTAGGGAGTGCTGATCTACCAGAAGGAGGGAGTGGTAATGTAAATAATGGTAATTATATTTATCCTTATGTTACAGGATTTGAACTACAATTTTTTGGTGCGGGTGGTAATAATGGAAATGGTGGAAAAGGTGGTTCGTTGCGTTGGCGGGACGGTTTCGTAGACGATATTGATGCGAATAATAGTGGATTCATATTTGATATTGATGCGAATAATAGTGGATTTGATTATTTAAATGATGGTGTTAGCAGTGGTGGTGGTGGTAATTGTTTTCAAAGAAATTTAGAGAAAGGATTCATTAATTATGATACGTCAAAAGATAATGGTCCTTTTGGTGGCGGTATAAATGAAGCTACTGGAGGTGGAAGAGGCGGGCATCTAGCATGGAGAAATCATAAGGATCTTGTTCAATTTATAAATGGTGGTGGCGGTGGCGGAGCAGGTTATGGAGGAGGGGGGGCAGGCGGATTTTATCTTGCTTACAATAGAATACCTTTATCATATGCTGGAGGAGCAGGAGGTTCAGTCGCTTTAAATACTGACAGTAAAAATTATTATTCATTAATAGATTTTAATGCCAATCATAAAAGTGAAGAACTTAAATCTATGATAGAACTGAATGATGATGATGGTTATGCGGTTATTTTATATACTATCAACATAGAACCTGAAATAAGTTATGATACCAATATACAGACTTACTATGTAAACATCCCTATAACGCCATTAATTCCATTAATGCCAAATATTACTATTAACTATACCATTAACCCACTTTTAAATAATAATGGTCTTTCTTTAAATCCAACTACTGGCGAAATTAGTGGAACACCCATTAATGTTCAAGCAATTACTTCATATGTTATAACCGCATCAACTATTGCGTATGATGTTTTAAATACAATAAATTTCAAAGTTTTAAATACTCCGCCAACTAATTTTTCATATCATAATACAACATTTACATCTATAATAGACGCATTATTTCATTCAGGAAATCCAACTATTGCGGGGGTTAATATTAGTTATTCTATAACGCCGCTTACTTTGCCACCTGGGTTATCTTTAAATTCAACCACAGGTGAAA